GAGCATATGAACATATTGAGCGATTAGAACATATTTGTAAGATCGTGTTGGCATCAGGAAACTATTAAGTGAAGCACAATCCGCAAAATACCAGCGATAAAGTCGCTAAAGCATTTACGCTTATGTTGCGCTGGGTAGCGGATACCTTCTTTAGTGGTCGTTACGGTCATAGAGCCGTTGTTCTCGAAACAGTTGCGGCTGTTCCGGGTATGGTTGCTGGAATGTGGACTCACTTAAAAAGTCTTCGTCAAATGAAAACTGGATACGGGCCCAAAATACGTACTCTGTTAGAAGAAGCAGAAAATGAACGTATGCATCTGATGACCTTTATTGAGATTGCACAACCAAATTGGCTAGAACGACTTATTGTTTTACTAGCTCAGTTTGTATTTTGGCATGTGTTCTTGTTTATATATGTGTTTTTCCCTAGAACAGCACATAGAATTGTGGGATATTTTGAAGAGGAAGCAGTAATTAGTTATACAGACTATTTGGCTCAAGTTGATGCTAATCCTGAACTTAATGTTCCGGCACCTCAGATAGCGATTGATTATTGGAAGTTGCCACAAGATGCTAGATTAAGAGACGTTATTATTGCTGTAAGGTCAGACGAACAAGTACACAGCATAGTAAATCACAATTTTGCTGATGATTATGATAATGGGAAACATTAATGATTGACTCACGTATTTCAGATATTATTAATAAAGAAGAAGTTAGACAGCAATCTACTATTGAACTGATAGCTAGTGAAAACTTTACTAGCCCGGAAGTTATGGAACTTTGCGGTAGTATTCTTACCAATAAGTATGCTGAGGGACTACCCGGCAAGCGTTACTATAATGGTTGCGAACACGTTGACGAAGTAGAAAATCTTGCAATTGAATATGCAACTAAACTATTTAACTGTAAGTTTGCTAATGTTCAACCCCATAGCGGAGCCAATGCTAATCTCGCAGTCTTTAAAGCATTTTTGACACCGGGCGATACTATCGTTGGTATGGATCTAGCTAGCGGCGGCCATTTAAGTCACGGTGCAACAGTTAATGCAAGTGGCAAATGGTTTGATGCTCATAGCTATGGAGTTGACGAAAACGGGTTAATTGATTATGAGCAAGTAGCTGATTTGGTAAATCGTGTCAAGCCCAAAATGCTTATTGCCGGTGCAAGCGCCTATAGTAGAGTTATTGACTGGAGAAGATTCCGTGAGATTGCAGATAGTGTCGGCGCCCTGCTACTAGCGGATATCAGTCACTATTCAGGATTGATTGCAGCAGACGAATACCCTAATCCATTCCCTCATGCACACGTTGCTACTACGACAACACATAAGACATTGCGCGGCCCTAGGGGCGGAATGATTCTGTGGAATGATGAAGCGCACAGTAAGAAGATCAACGGCGCAGTATTTCCCGGTACACAAGGTGGACCTTTAATGCATATCATTGCTGCTAAAGCACAGTGTTTCTATGAAGCATTACAGCCTGAATTTAAAATTTATGCACAACGCATTAAGATCAATGCAAACGCAATGGCTAGAACATTTTTAGATGCCAACGTTGACGTTGTAAGCGGCGGCACACATTGTCATATGATGACTATTGATCTACGCAAAGAACAATATAGCGGTCGTCAGTTTGCTGACCTATTAGAACAACACGGTATTACTGTAAACAAAAACGGAGTACCCAACGATACACGAGGGTTCATAGAAACAAGCGGTGTTAGAATTGGAGTTGCGGCCGAAACTACTAGGGGCCACGACGAAAGATGGTTTAAAGAATTGGCAGAAAAAATAATCAGTTTACTAAGGGGAAAGCAATGAGCAAGAATCAATATAATTTAAACACAAAGACAGACTATCTTAACCGTAAGATGTTTCTTGATCCTGCAGGTCCTGTAACTATTCAGCGTTTCGAAGAAGTCAAGTATCAAAAATTACAGAAGATTGAACAAACTGCACGTGGATTCTTTTGGGTACCGGAAGAAGTCAATCTATCCAAAGATGCTAATGATATGAAGGATGCTAGTGAGGCTGTTGCTCACATCTTTACTAGTAACGTTCTTAGACAGACTGCACTTGACAGCTTGCAGGGAAGAGCACCTGCACAAGTCTTTACCCCTGTTTGCTCTATCCCTGAACTTGAAGCTATCATGAGCAATTGGAGCTTCTTTGAAACAAACATTCACTCTCGCTCATATAGTCATATCATTCGCAACATCTACAATGTTCCTAAGGAAGTGTTCAATACGATTCACGACACTCAGGAGATCATTGATATGGCTTCTAGTATTGGTGAGTATTATGACAAGCTTCATGCGCTTAATTGTAAGAAAGAAATCGGAATTGATGTTCCCGAGCAAGAGCATATCAATGCAATTTGGCTAGCACTTCATGCTAGTTATGCACTTGAAGCTTTCCGTTTCATGGTATCATTCGCCACAAGCCTTGCAATGGTTGAGAACAAGATTTTCATGGGCAATGGCAACATTATTAGCTTGATCTTGCAGGATGAACTCTTACACAAAGAGTGGACAGCTTGGATGATCAATCAAGTTGTTAAGGAAGACCCTCGCTTTTCTAAGGCCAAAATTGAATGTGAACCAGAAGTACGTAAGATTTACGAAGATGTAATTCGTGAAGAAAAAGACTGGGCAGAATATCTTTTTAAGAAGGGCCCGGTCATTGGTCTTAACGCTGCAATTTTGCGTGACTTTGTTGACTATACCGCAGTTGACGCACTTAAGCAAATTGGCATTAAGTATTGGAACCCTGCGCCAAAGAACACCCCTATTCCTTGGTTCAACAAGCATAGCGACACTAGCAAAAAGCAGACAGCATTACAAGAATCAGAGTCTACCTCATATGTAATCGGAGTTATGAGTGATTCACTAGATTATGAGGAGCTACCTGAGCTATGAGAAATTTAATTAACTTATTTGAAAGTAATGTGAATGATGCTTGGTTTGATGATGGGTTTCAGACCTATAAGAAGCCTGCTAAAGAGAAGTATGAAATCGCACAACAAGATGGAGTTATTCAAACTCTAGAAGGTCCCGTAAACTACAAGAAGGGATACTATATCATGACTGGTCCTAAGGGTGAACAGTATCCTATTCCTCCTGAAAAGTTCAAAGAACTTAAAGACGATTTGGGTGATGGTATCTGTGCTCCAAAGAAGATCATAAAGATTGCTAAGCTAGCAGACCATGATGGTTCAATCAAGACTAGCTGGGGAGAAACACTCAACTATACTAAAGGCAATGACTATATAGTACGACATGGTCCAGGAGACTATGGCGTAGTTAAGGCCGACATTTTTAAACAGACATACGTATTATAAGGAGAAGAGTATGAAAGCATTAGTGTGGAGTAAGGAAAATTGTCCGTATTGTGTTCAAGCAAAATTGTTACTTGAGCAAAAAGGCTATCAAATTGAAGAGAGAAAGATCGGCGATGGTTATTCTAAAGAACAGTTGTTAGAAGCAGTGCCTTCAGCTAGAACAGTTCCTCAAATCTTCCTCGATGATGAATATGTGGGTGGGTTCAGCGAACTCAAGACAAAGCTGCTTCCACAGGCAGCATAAGGAAATATTAATGAATATTAAAAACAATGAGGTATACTGCTTTAAGCTTAATTCGGGTGAAGAGGTAGTAACAAAGGTAATCGATGTAACTGAAAATGAAATTTTGATTCACGATCCGGTTTCGGTTGCTCCGGGGCCACAGGGAATGGGTTTAATTCCTAGTCTTTTTACTGCTGATCCAAAAGCAGAAACCAGACTGAATAAGAATAGTGTGTCATTGTATGCATTGGCGGATGCTGCTATTAAAAGTAAGTACATTGAAGCAACTACTGGTATTGTTGTTCCCGAAAAAAAGCTCATTCTTGGTTAGTATAAATACTACTAACTAAGGATAAACTATGGCCCAACTCAGTAGAAAAGGAGATCAGAACACAACCGGCGGAAAAATAATTAAAGGCGCCGGAACTGTGTTTGCGAACGGAATACAAGTTGGATTGCATGTTAGCGACATCACGCCTCACCCAAATGGTGATAAGCACAAGAAAGCTAAAACTACGGAAGGCAGTCCAACCGTGTTTGCAGAAAATGAACCGGTTCTACGAGTTGGATCAGGTAATACTTGCGGCCACAAAATCGTGCAAGGCAGTCCTAATGTGTTTGTACCTTAAAGGAATATTATGGCTGATACTGGAAA